GCCGAAGTGAACGGCCTGATCCAGGCTACCCGCTCCGGCGACGGCAACGACCAGACCGCTGTCCAGATCGCCTCCAAGGCGAAGTCCGCTGGCCGCAAGTACCAGGACCAGCTGATCAACGGCACCGGCGCGGGCAACGAGTTCGCTGGCTTGATCCAGCTGTATGCCGCCTCCCAGAAGGCGGACACCGGCGCGAACGGTTCCGCCCTCTCGTTCGACATCCTGGATGAGCTGATGGACCTCGTGGTGGACAAGGACGGCCAGGTGGACTACATCACCATGCATGCGCGTACCCTGCGCAGCTACAAGGCGCTGCTCCGCGCCCTGGGTGGTGCGTCCGTCAACGAAGTGGTCGAGCTGCCCAGCGGGGCGGAGGTCCCGGCCTACTCAGGCACCCCGATCTTCCGCAACGACTATATCCCGACCGACCAGACCAAGGGCACCAGCACGGGCTCCACCACGATCTTCGCTGGCACGTTCGATGACGGGAGCCGCACCCACGGCATCGCCGGTCTGACCGCGACCCAGGCCGCGGGCATCCAGGTTGTGGACGTGGGCGAGTCGGAGGACTCCGATGAGCACATCTGGCGCGTCAAGTGGTACTGTGGCCTGGCTCTGTTCAGTGAGAAGGGGCTTGCTGCCGCGGACGGCATCCTCGACTAAGGGCTCGCCCCTATCGGGGAGGGTTCTACCCCGCGCAGCACCCGAAGGGCGGGCCGGTCTGAGACTGGTCCGCCCTTTTGTTTGAACGCACTCAGGAGACGCTATCGTGCTTGCTTACCTCGTGACCCGGGATCGGACGAAATCCGGCCACCCCCTCGTCCATGGCGCTGCCGCCATGGACGTCTTCGCCGCCTCCGCGACCGCGGCCAAGCAAGCCGCTGCCGCCAAGTTCGATGGCGACGGCCTGGCCTGGCTCAACGATTCGACCGTGACCGAAATCACCGCCGGAGCCGACTGGAACGGCTGGACCTTCCGCGTGGCGATCCTCGGAGGCTTCGGCACCGGCGGAGACGAACCGCGCACCGTCGCTGTCGTGGGCGATGCGACCGACAACACCGTGGACGAAATCGCCGCGGCCCTCGTGACCGCGCTGAACGCCCTGGACGGGATCGCCAACGCCGCCTACAACGCGACCACGAACACCCTGACCGTCGCCGGTACGGCGGACGCCCTGGGCGACCAGAAGCTGGAAGTGTCGATCATCCCCCCGGGCGGTTCGGCCTCCATCGCCTCCCTCGTGGGCACGATCACGGACGGCGGAGTTGCCGCTGCCGACCTGACCGTGGTGCTCCCGGCGGACAACGCCGTGATCCCGAACGTCCTGGCCCCCGTCGCCCAGGTCTAACACCAACCCCGGAGAACTGTACAAATGTCCACCATCATTCAAACAACCTTCGTCCTGACCGGACCCCTGGCGGGCAAGACCGTCCGCCGGGGCAGTCAGCCCTACCCGTTCGACAAGGGCCGCTTGACCATCACCGCTCCGGCGGAGGAGGTCGCCCTGCACGCCCGCTTCCTCGAACGCAACTGGCAGGCTTACCCGGAAGGACACCCCGCACTGAAGGAGGTGCCCGATGGCCAGCGTGATCTTCAAGAAGGCTCCCAGCCGGACGGCCAACAGCCGGTACACAGCGACGTTCAGCCCAACGGGGGCGGGACTGAAGCCGGTGACGCGGCACCTGTCAGCGGCGGAGGTGTCGAAGCCGAAGCCGGGCAAGCCGGGGGCGTACCCGATGGGGACGGACAACCGGCGGTCCTGACCGATCCGGCGAAGGAGCCGACCGTGGAGCTGAACACCAAGCTCCAGAAGGCGGTCCTGGGCCTGGACCCGGCGGACGACACCCACTGGACCAAGGACGGAAAGCCCGCGATGACCGCCGTGGAGAAGCTGTATGGCTCTGCCGGCATCACCCGCGCTGACGTGGAAGCCGTCGCCCCGGGTCATACCCGCGACAAGGCGAAGGCCGCTCAGTAACCCAACCAACTCCGAAGGAGAAACATCATGGCGAAATCCGGCACCACCAAGGCAACCGCCTCGAAGATGGTCAATGCCTCGAAGTCTGGCGTGCGTCACGGCCAGAACTCGAAGAACGTGGTCATGGGCGGAAAGTCCGCTCCGGCCCCTTCCGGTCCCACCGCCCCGATCAAGGGCATGGACAAGGGCGGGGTCTGACCCATGTTCGGCTTCCCCTCCTCCAAGGTCTGGGCCGCGGCGGGCGTCCTGCTCGCCGTCGCCTTGATCGCCTTCGCGGGCTACGGCTACGGCTACGGCTCCGGGAAGGCGGACGCGACCGCGGAGGCGGCGGAGGCCATGGACAAATACAAGGAGGAGGTCCGCGCCCGGGAACGGGAGCAGGAACGCCTCCTGGCTGAGGCCAACGACAAGAACCGTGAACAGGAGAAAGCCCATGAACAGCGTGTCGCAGACCTCCGGGCGGAGTTCGCCCAACAGCAAGCGGACGCCCGGGCGCGGGATGAGCGCACTATTGCTGATCTGCGGTCTGGCAATCAGCGGCTGCGCCTCCAAGTCTCCTCTTGTAGTGCGGCCCGATCCGGTGCGGCTGAGTCCGCCCCCGGCGGAGCTGATGGAGCCGGAACAGCCGAACTTGCGCCAGAGACTTCAGCAGCTCTCTGGGGAATCGCCGCAGACGGCGACCGGGCCATCAGGAAACTGACCGCCCTTCAGGCTTGGGCGCGGTCCGCCGTCCAGCTGTGTACCCTACCGCAACCGGAGAACCAACAATGAACATCGCCGTCACCCGCTTCCTCGCCCGACTGCGCAAGCGCCTCGCCCCCTTCCTGGACCTCACGGCCTGGGTCCTGCTCATCGCCAGCATCGTCCCGTTGCTGCTGATCGACCCGGCCATGGTCGTGACCCTCGCGCAGTGGACAGCGTTTGCCCTCGCGCTGGCAGGGATCACCGTTGTGATCACCCGTGTGGTACTACCCCAGGTGGACCTGTCGGAATGGCTCGCGCATGCCCGGGAGGGCTCCGTGGCCGGGGGCCTCGTGGTCCTCGCCGTCGCCCTGACCATCTGCTTCACCTTCTTGGGATTGGTGCTATGGGCAAAAGCCTGATTCACTTCGCCTTCGCGGTCCTCTGCTGGGCCTTCGGCTCCGTCGCCCTCGCCCAGGACGCCCGCACCTTCGTCCCTTCGGGGGCGAAGGTGTACGCGCCAGTGCTGGTCGAGAAGCAGGAGGCGGTCTGGCCGCAAGCCCCGGAGCCCTGGACCCTCGCCGGTCTGGTGGAGCAGGAAAGCTGTATCAGCCTGACGCACTCCCGCTGCTGGAACCCGCGGGCGGAGCTGCGCACCCATCGTGAATACGGCTTCGGCTTCGGTCAGGTCACGGTCGCCTATCGCCCGGACGGCTCCGAACGCATGAACGTGTTCAACGAACTGCGCAACACCCACGCCTCCCTCCGCGACTGGACCTGGGAGAACCGCTATGACCCGGGCTTCCAGCTCACGGCCATCGTGGAAATGAACCGGAGCCTGTGGCGGAGGATCGCCGCGAACCCGGGCGCGACGGTCACGGACCAGTGGGCCTTCGTCCTGTCCAGCTACAACGGCGGGGCGGCGGGCGTCCTACAGGATCGCCGCCTGTGCTCGAACACCCGCGGATGCGACCCGGCCCGTTGGTTTGGGCACGTAGAACGCACCAGCCTCAAGTCCCGCGTCCCTCAGCCCGGGTACGGGAACCGGAGCTGGTATGAGATCAACCGGAGCCACGTGCGGAACGTCCTGACGATCCGCCGGGCCAAATATCAAGCCTTCTGGAGGACGTGATGGCCTTGATCGTCCAAGACAACACCGGAGCCGTCGCCGGGGCGAACGCCTACATCAGTGTGGCGGAGTTCAAGACCTACCACACTGACCGGGGCAACTCCTTCGCGGGCTCCACGGACCCTCAGATTGAGGCCGCGGTCATCCGCGCAACCGACTACCTTGACCAGCGGTTCAACTTCGTGGGCAAGAAGCGGCTGGGCCGCAACCAGACCACGGAATGGCCCCGGACGGACGCCCGGGACCGTGACCGCAGCTACGTCAACGGCATCCCGCCGGAGGTGAAGGAAGCCTGCTGTGAGTACGCCCTGCGTGCCCTCGCCGCGGAGCTGAACCCCGACCCGGAGCGGAACGCCTCGGGCGTGGCGGTCCTGTCGAAGTCGGAAGCGGTCGGACCCATCAGCGAGTCCGTCACCTTCGTGGGCGGGGCCGTGTTCCAGATGCCCAAATACCCGGCGGCGGACCAGAAGCTGGTCCGCGCGGGCCTTGTCCGCTCCGGCGGCACGTTGCTGCGGGGGTGATCCATGGCACGGTTTGACTCCGCTATCGCGCTGGCCAAGAAGCTGATCAAGAAGAACGGTCAGGCCGTGACCCTGCGCGGGTTCACCACCAACGCTGCGCCCGATCCGGCGAAGCCGTGGAAGCCCGGCGGGAACGTCCCGGCGGATCAACCGATTGAGGCGGTGTTCCTGGACTATGAGCAACGCTACATCGACGGCCAGACGATCCGCATGGGTGACCAGCGGGTGTTTATGCCCGCGGAGGGCCTGACGGCTCCGCCGGAGGTCGAAGGCTTGGTGCTGCGCAGCGCGGAGGTCTGGAAGGTCATCGCCGTGAAACCGCTGAACCCGAACGGGCAAGCGATCATGTATGAATTGCAGGTGCGCCAATGACCCTCCCGACCTTCGACAGCGCCCGCGACGAAATCCTTGGGCTGTTCAACACCAAGTGGACCACGGACACCCCGGCCCTCAACGGCGGGGCTCCGATCCGCGTGGAATGGCCCGGGGTGGACGCGGGCGATCCTCCGCCCGCGGACAAGCCCTATGCCCGGATCACGTTGCGCCACACGACTTCGCGGCAGGCGACCTTCGGACCCACCGGCGGTCGCCGCTTTACCCGTCCCGGACTGATCACGGTACAAGTTTTCACGCCCCTGTCGGGGGGACAAGGCTTGTCTCTTGCTGAAAAATGCGCGATAATTGCCCGGGACGCCTTCGAGGGGCGAGGCACCGCGAGTGGCATTTGGTTCCGCAACGCCCGGATTCAGGAGATTGGACCGGACGGGACGTGGTACCAGATGAACGTCCTGGTGGAATTTGTGTATGACGAACTGCGGTGAACCCCTCGCCCACTTGATATAAGGAGCTGAACATGGCCAACAAAATCGACTCCAACGTGACCGGCCTCCGGTACGCTGAGGAAACTGACATCAAGACCCTTCCGGGCTCGCCCGTTTGGCATCCTCTGGAGCCGAACAGCTACAACGACTTTGGTGGCCAAATCAGCACCATCGCCCGGAACCCCATCAACCCGTCTCGCCAGCGCAAGAAGGGCGTGACGACTGACCTGGACGCCTCCGGCGGTTTCGCCCAGGACATCACCCAGACCAACCTGACCCGGTTGCTGCAGGGCTTCTTCTTCGCGGACATCCGCGAGAAGCTGACCACGGCTCCGATGAACGGCGCGGCGGTGGTCCTGACCGGCGTGGTGGCCTCCACCGACACCTATGCTGCGGCCTCGGGCCTCGCTGGCTTCCTCGCGGGCGATCTGGTGCTGGCCTCGGGCTTCGCCCAAGCAGCGAACAACGGCCTGAAGCAGGTCGCCAGCTCCACCGCCGGAACCGTGGTGGTGGGGGACGGCCTCGTGGACGAAACCCCGGGCGCTGACGCCAAGCTCCAGAAGGTTGGTTTTCAGTTCGGCTCCGCGGAGATCAACGTGGACGTGTCGGGCAGCTACCCGCGCCTGGTTCGCGCCTCGGGCACGAAGGACCTGACGACCCTGGGCCTGATCCCGGGCGAGTGGGTGTTCATCGGCGGGGACGCGGCGGCGACCAAGTTCACCAACGCCGCCAACAACGGCTTCGCCCGCGTCCGCGCGGTCGCTGCCGCCTACATCGAGCTGGACAAGACCGCAGCCACGATGGTGACCGAAACCGGAACCGGCAAGACCCTCCGCCTGTTCTTCGGCAACGTCATCAAGAACGAGGCCGCAGCGAACCTGATCAAGCGCCGCAGCTACCAGCTGGAGCGTACCCTGGGCCAGGACGCCAACGGCACCATGTCGGAGTACCTGGTGGGCGCGGTCCCGAATGAGATGAGCCTCCAAATCCGTCAGGCCGACAAGGTCACGGCGGAGCTGGGTTTCATCGCGGTGGACAACGAGCAGCGCGACGGCTCCGTGGGCGTGAAGTCGGGCACCCGTCCCGACCTCGTGGAGGCTCCCGCCTTCAACACCTCCTCGGACTTCAGCCGGATCAAGATGCACCTGGTCACCGCCGGGAACGCGAACCCCAACCCGCTGTTCGCATTCCTCACGGAACTGACCCTGACCGTGAACAACAACGTCTCGCCCAACAAGGCGGTCGCTGTCCTCGGGGCCTTCGACGTGAGCGCGGGCACCTTCGCGGTGTCGGGTTCGGTCACCGCCTACTTCGCGGACATCGCCGCGGTTCAGGCGGTGCGCAACAACTCGGACGTGGCGCTGGACTTCGCCCTGGTGAAGAACAACGCTGGCATGGTCTGGGACATCCCGCTGATCGCGTTGGGCGACGGTCGCCTGAACGTGGAGCAGGACCAGCCCATCACCCTGCCCCTGTCCATCGAAGCGGCGGAAGGCTCGAACAAGCACACCCTCTTGTTCAATGAATTCCCTTACCTTCCGAACGCTGCTGACGTATAAGCAACCCGGGGCGGGCTCCGGCCCGCCCGAACCCTCTCAACCGCGGAGAAAACGAGAATGAGCCTGTACAAACTGTTCAAGACCAACGAGAACCTGGAAACCGATGGCATCTGGCTGGAATACGGTCAGACCGAAAAGGGCGAGCCGGTCCGCATCAAGATCGCGCGAGCCGGTGGTCACAACTCCTCCTTCTCGAAGGCCCTGGAGAAAGCCACCCGCCCCTATCGCAAGGCCATCCAGACCGGGATGCTGGACAACAAGACCGCCGACAAGCTGTACAAGGAGGTGTTCGCGGACACGGTGGTGCTGGACTGGATCAACGTGGAAGGGCCGGACGGCCAGCCGATGGAGTTCAAGCGCGAGAACGTCCTGAAGCTGTTCGAGGACCTGCCGGACCTGTTTGCGGACCTCCGCGAGCAGGCCAACAACGTGGCCCTGTTCCGGGAAGAAGTGCGGGAAGCCGACCTGGGAAACTCTGGGAAGTCCTCCACTACGGGTTCGAGCAAGGCCCCGTAGAACGGAAGATCATTGAGCAGTGTATGCGGTTCGGGATGCCGTTGCCCGACCGCATACAGAACGCCCCGGAGCTAAACCTTGGCTCAGAGCTATTCTACACGGGCTTTTTGGAGCTGACGTCATGTCGGCAAATAGGCATGGGCCTGGGTCCGATTCCGTTGTTGTCCATTCTGGAGTATTGTGTCATCAACGAAATCGACGGCGAGCAGCGGGAGGACTTCATTTGGTTCATCCAGCGGCTTGACTCGAAGTACCTTGAATGGAGTAAGGCCCGTGCCAAGTCTAAGTGATTTCAGCAGACGCATCACCCTCCGGGGCCGCAAGGTCGCGGAGGGTGCTGACGCGCTGACGCGCAAGGTCGCCCTCGCCGCAGACCAAGCCGTGGTCTCAGGGACGCCCGTGGACACGGGCCGCGCCCGCTCCAACTGGATCGCCGCCATTGGCGGTCCCGCCTCCTCCGTCATCGACGCCTATGCCCCGGGCGAGTCCGGGAGCACCGAAGCGGCGAACACCCAAGCTGCGCTGAATCAGGCCGAAGCCGTCATCAGCGGGTACACGGCGGGCGAGGAAATCCACATCACCAACAACCTGCCGTACATCCAGCGGCTGAATGACGGGTACTCCGCCCAGGCTCCGGCGAACTTCGTGGAGCAGGCGGTCATGGAGGCCGTTCAGGTTGTTCAATTTGGCCGTATTGTTGACGGCGATCCGGGGAGCTGACGATGGCCGAAGAACGCATTGACATAGTCATCACTGAGCGAGGTTCCCGGGTTGTTAAGCGCAACCTGGAGGACATCGGCGGGGGTGCTCGAAAGTCCGCTGATGGGGTGGAGTTCCTGAAGAAGGCCCTGGCGACCCTCGGGGCCGCGATCACCGCGGGCGAGCTGGTCCGACTTCTGGACACCTTCACCAACCTCCAGAACCGACTCCGGGCGACCGGCCTGGAGGCCCAGAACCTCACCGCGGTCTATCAGCAGCTGCTGGGCGTAGCCAACAGCACCCGCCAGTCCTTCGAGGGGACGGTGGAGACGTATGGACGATTGGCCNACAGCGCGAAGGACATGGGCCTGAGCCAGCANGAGCTGATCGACTTCACGAAGTCGCTGAACCAGGCCATTGCCNTGTCGGGCGCGAGCGCGNCGGAGGCCCAGGCGGGCATGATCCAGCTCGCCCAGGGNATGGCCTCGGGCGTCCTCCGCGGCGATGAGCTGAACAGCGTCCTGGAACAGCTGCCGACCGTCGCNGACGTGATNGCCAAGCAGCTGAACNNCACCCGCGGCCAGCTCCGCAAGATGGGNGAGGACGGCAAGATCACCGCNGACATCATCTTCGACGCCTTCCAGAACGCCCGCGGCGAGCTGGAGGAGCGGTTTGGCAAGGCGGTTCCGACCATCGGCCAGTCCTTCCAGGTCCTGAAGAACAACGTCATTGACCTGGTGGGCCGCTTCGACCAAGCAACCGGGGCCAGTGAGGCCATTTCCCGGGCGCTGCGGTTCGTGAGCGAGAACCTGGACACCATCGCCAAGGTCGCCGTGTCCGCGGCGGCGGGGCTCGCCCTCGTGGGCGGGGCCACGAGGGCGATCAACCTGGCCCGGAACGCGGTGCTAGCGCTGAATGCCGCTGTCGCCACCAACCCAATCGGCTTCCTCCTCGTGGGGCTCACCTCCGCGATCACCGCGCTGACCTTGTTCCGCGACCAGATCAACCTGGGGGCGGACGAGGTCACGACCCTGGGCGATATGATGCGTGTCCTCGGGGAGACGGTCGGGGCAGTGTTCGGGGCGATCTGGCAGTGGGCCAAGGACACCTTCGGGCCGCTGATCCAGCTGATCCAGGACTGGGTGGGCGAGGTCGATGTCAGCATCATCGGCATCCTCCGCCTTGTGGCGAAGGGCGTGGACACATACATCGGGGCTTGGCGCGGAGCGATCATGGCCGTGGTCGCCCTGTTCAAGGGCCTTCCCGCGGCCCTCGGGGACCTGATGACCCGGGTGCTGAACGTGGTCCTGGACAAAATCGGCCGCTTCGTGAACGCCGCGGGCGAACTCCTGAGCACGGTGACGGAGTTCGTGGGCTTGGGCAAGATCGCCGCGTTGGACCTTCAGCTGACCAACGAGAACGAAGGGGCCGCGCGTCAGCTCGGGCAGGACATCGGTGCCGCCTTCAGCGAAGGCTTCCGCAACACCAACTACGCTCAGGACTTCCTGGAGCGGCTGACGACCCGCGCCCAGGAGATTGGGCGCGAGCGCGCGGCGGCGGGCAACGGTCCGGCGGCGGACCTGACCCAGAAGGGTCCGCGGGCTCAGATCGCGAACCCGGAGGCGGAAAAGGTCGCCAAGAAGCTGCGGGACGAGCTGGACCGCCTCATTGGCTCCTACGACCGCGCGTGGAAAGCCCAACAGGAGTACGCGGAAGGCATCCGCCTCCTTGAACAGGCTGAGCGGACCGGACTGATCACCGCGGAGCGCAAGAACGAGGTGATCCGGCTGATGCGGGAGCAGCTCAAGGACGCGATGGACCCACTGGGGGCCGTCAACCGCGAGCTGGACCGCGAGCGCGAGCTGCTGGGCATGACCGCAGATCAGCGTGAAATCGAGAACCAGGTGCGCCAGATTCAGCAGGACCTCCTCCAGCAGGGCATCATCCTGAATGAGCAGGAACTCCAGCAGCTCCGCGAGCGGCTGACCTTGCTCCAGGCCGATACCCGGATCATGGAGCAGCGCAACCAGGTCCTCCAGGCGGTCCAGGGCAACCAAAAGACCTTCATGGAACAGCTCGCCGCAATCAACTCCCTGATTGCGGACGGGTCGATCACGCGCGAGCAGGCCAACGCCTACCTTGTCGAGCAGAACCAGTCGCTGCTGGAGGGGACGATTGAAGCCCAGCAGGCGATGCTCACGAACTATGAGCAGACCCTGGCCCAAATCGACGCCCTGCGGCAGGCGGACCTGATCAGTGAGCAAACGGCGGTCCAACTGAAGGCCCGGGCGAACGCGGACCTGTACGCCAAGCAGTTGTCCGGGGCGCAGCAGTTCTTCGGCAACCTCGCCGGGCTGTCCCGCTCGAAGAACCGGGAGCTGGCGGCGATTGGTAAGGCGGCGGCGGTCACTCAGGCGACCATCGACGGCGTGCTGGCGGTCCAGAAGGCCCTCGCCTCCGCTCCGCCTCCGGCCAACTACGCCCTCGCCGCGGCGGCGGGCGTTGCGGCGGCGGCGAACGTGGCGAGCATCCTGAGCACCAACCTGGGCTTCCAGACCGGCGGCAGCTTCGTGGTGGGCGGCTCCGGCGGGCCTGACTCCCAAATGGTTGCCTTCCGGGCGACCCCGGGCGAGAAGGTGAGCGTGGCGCGGCCCGAACAGGTCCGCAAGGGCGACCCCTATGAGGGAAGCCCCCCGGCCCCGCCGCAGGTCAACGCCCGGATCATCAACGTGGTGGACCCGGCTATGCTGGGCGACTACCTGAGCACCCCGGAAGGCGAGGAGGTGATCATGAACGTGATGCGGCGGAACTCCGACACCGCCCGCGCTATCGTGAGCGGCTGATATGGCGAAAGTACAAACAAGCCTCGGTGAGCTCGCGCTGCTCCCGCTCCCGGCCCGCGTGCCGGTTCGGGAGCTGCTGGAGTGGAAAACGGACCTCATGACCTCCTTCAACGGGACGGAGAAGGCGATTCAGCTGCGGAATCATCCGCGGATGACTCTCACCTACCTCCTCCCGGAGACGGCGGCGGTCAAGCCTCGTGCCTACCTCGCCCAATACGGGGCGCTGGGGCGGCGCTGGGCAATCCCGCTCTGGTGCGAGGCCCAGCCCATCGGCGGCATCCTTCTCAACACCATCACGATCCAGTGTAACACGGAGCTGTACGACCTCCGGGCGGGCGGGCTCGCCCTCCTCTGGCAGAGCTATGACCGCTGGGAGCTGGTGGAGATTGAGGCCGTGGCCCCGGGCGAAATCACGCTGACGGACTACCCCGGGGCCTTCTCCGCCGCCTTCCTGGTGCCGGTGCGGGTCGGGCACATCGACGGCTCGCCCGAACGCAGTTCAAACGGCTATGAGGCTGAAACGTCCGTCCGGTTCGAGGTCGAGGACATCGAGGCGCTGGCGGAGGATGCCCCGGCGCAGTTTCTAGGACGTGACCTGTACCTAGAGCCAGGCATGATGTCCGCGAGCACCTACGGGCAGGAAATTACCACCCGCGTTGACCGCGTTGACTATGAACTCGGCAAAGTGGCGCGGCGGACGCCTTGGCGCTACAATAGGGACCTGCGACCGCGACACGTGGTGTGCGACGGCCCGGCGGAGGTCCGGGCTTTCCGCAACTGGCTTATGCGGCGCGCGGGCCGGTTCCGGCCCTACTGGAGCCCGACCTTTGAGAACGATCTGCGACACAAGTCCACCGGGACCGTCGCGGACAAACTCTTGGTGGAAGCCCGGGAAGGGCTCCTGGATTGGCTCCCGCTGCGCAACCATGTCGCAGTCCAGACCCTCGCCGGGGCCTGGCTCTGCCGGACGGTGACGGCGGCGGTGCCGCTCCCAGGGAATGCTTCGACCGTTGAACTGACCCTGGACACGGCTCTGAACGTCCCGGCCCAATCCATCGCCGCGGTCAGCTTCCTCGGGCTTCGCCGGTTGGACACTGATCGAGTAGAGTTGAACTGGTTGGGCAATAGCGTTCTGCGCTGTACGGTGAACACCCTGGAGATTCAACCATGAGTACAAAAGTTGAGATGTACAGATTTGTCGAGCAGGGGCTCAAGGACCCCTTCGACGGCAACCAAAACTTCTACTTCATCGTGGACAAGTCCGGGTCCATGAATGAACAGGGGTCGCCCGGGATGACCCGGTTCCAGGTCGCCAAGGATCAGCTGAAGCGGGTCCTGGACGAAATCGACCGGAAGCGGATTGAGAAGAACGTGGCTGTCCATATCGGCATGGCGGCCTTCTCCGGGACCGGGACCGTGACGATTGTCCGCCGGAACGTCTCCAGCTCCTCCATCGCGGACCTGAAGGCGTGGATTGATGGGCTGGTCGCTGAGGGCGGGACGCCCTATGACGCGCCCGTGGCCGCGGCGCGCAACTACTTCCTGACCCCGACCCCGGCGGACTTCCGCCAGTCCCTGTTCTTCATCACGGACGGGGTGCCGGAGCCCGCCAGCTCTGCCGCGAACGCGGCGAGCCTCGCGGCGGACATGATCACCCGCACCGGGGCCTTCTCGCCCGCCTCCGGGAATGAGGTGGACATCTATTGTATGTCCGTGGACCATTATGACACGACCTATCTTGGGCTGCTCGACAACACGCCCCGGGACGGCGTGCCGGTCCTCTCCTCCACGAACTCGGACGCCTTGTACAACGCCATCCTGAGCGCGGGGCCTACTGAGTCGGAGGTCTGGACCTTCACGAGCGGGGACGAGCCGGTGGACTACATGGGCGAGACGTACACGCCCGTGCCTATCGGTCGCAGCGAGGCGGAGACGAAGAACGAACTGAGCCGGGCGAACATCGAAGTCAAGGTGGACCTGGGCAACTCCATGGGACAACGCTGGCTCCACGACCACGTAGAGACGCTGGTCACACTGACGATCTTCGAGCGGGACGAGGACGATGAAATCAGCATCGTCTGGAAGGGCCGGTTGTCGGGCGTCAAGCCCACCATGAGCGAAATCATCCTCAACTTTGAGTCCGTGTTCACGTCGCTGCGCCGCCCCGGGCTCCGCGCCCGCTATCAGCGGAGCTGCCGCCACATGCTGTACTCCCGCGGTTGCGGGGTGAGTAAGGAAGCCTGGGCCGTCAAGGGCGTCCCGACCGCCATCAACGGCCTCGTGGTCACGGTCCCGGAGGCCGCGGCCTACCCCAACGGCTACTTCACCACGGGCATCCTCGAAGGCCCGGACGGGACGCTGCGCTTCATCACGAACCACGTGGGGAACCAGCTGACCCTCCTCCGTCCGTTCGAGTCGATGGCGAAGGCTTTGGCGCTTGACGGCTACGGGCTATCCTATGGCCAGTATTACGGCGGCGCGGCAGTGCGCATGTTCCCGGGGTGCGACCGGACCCGGGGGACCTGCCACGGGCGTTTCAATAACTTGATGAACTACGGCGGATTTGACTGGATACCCATTCGCAATCCGTTCGACGGTTCATCCATCGTGTAGAGGAGGCCAGACCATGGTTTGGTGGTACATCGCGGTCTTCGTGGTCGCGCTGGTGGTCAGCTACTCGCTGACGCCCAAGCCGCAGAACGCGAAGCCCGCGGGCCTGGGCGACTTCAAGGTGCCGACCGCGGAGGAGGGCCGGGAAATCCCGGTGCTGTTCGGGACCCGGGACATTGAAGGGCCGAACGTGGTGTGGTTCGGTGACTTGCGCACCGTGGCGATCAAGAAGAAGGGCGGCAAGAAATGACGGACGATAGCCAACTGATCATCCGAATGGATGACGTGCGAGCCGTCAAGATGTGCTCCCGCGGGGCGCGGGCCTTCTTCGAGCGACACGGGCTCAACTGGTCGGAGTTCCTGGCGAACGGGATCGCCGCGGACAAACTCGTGGCCACCGGCGATCCGATGGCCCTCCAAGTAGTGGAGGCGGCCCGTGGGCGGAAGCAGTAAGAAAGTCACCGTTGGATACAAATACTACTTGGGCATGCACATGATCCTGTGCCACGGTCCGGTGGATCGCATCCTGCGCATTCGAGTGGACGGGAAGGACGCCTGGTTGGGCGACCGCAACAGCGGCTCCATCTACGTGAACA